CAGTGTGGGCATGTTCCAGGTATGGCTTTTTAGCTGGCTACCAAGCCGCAAAGGATGAGTATGAAGCTAAGATTAAAGAGCTAGAAACAGAGCTTGATAATTGGAACCACGAGGCGATACATGGGGACGAAGGACTATGAAAACACCTGAAGAGTTGCAAAAAATAGCAGAAGAATATGAGCGCAGTATAACTCCTGCAATAGAAGATGCAGATAACATTTTTAAGCATGAGCGAATTCGTAGTTTTCAATATGGTTATTGCGCTGGCTACCAAGCCGCAAAGGATCAGCAAGCGAATATCGGCAAGGTGATACACCTGGTATGGGAGCAGATTTGGAGAGTCGTGCCTCGGTCTACTGATAGTGGGATCACTCCTTGCTTTAATGAGACAGTTGTTGGTTTTACTCGCGATGGTCGCATAGTGTTTGCTCAGCACTCTTGGGATGGGTGGATAATTGAAAGCGACGGCATGGAGCGCCCCATGTCATATATCACCCACTGGATGCCGCTACCTAAACCACCAGAGGAATAATGGGCATAGAGCATCGTATGAAGGATGAGTCAGAACAGACCCGCCGTTGCCCTTGGTGCAATCACATCAGTACCGTAAGCGTTGTGGATGGTAAGGATTTCTACTTTTACTGCCAGAATCCTACATGTAGTGTAGAGCGGATTTACGGTGATAATGCGGTGATGACAGGTGGGTATGATTCAGCAGACCGAGAGATACTTTAAGTGCCCTGAGTGTGGTGTTGTGGCGGTAGTTGATGAGGACATTGAGCCAGGCGAGTTTGAGACGTGTCTTGAGTGCGATGAAGAGATAGACCCACGGACTAACCCGGCTATTTGGGAAGAGTTCTGGGCGTACTGTCAAAAGCTAAAGAATGGATGATTATCTTGCGGATAGACGAATTGATGAAACAATTGTCTGGGCTCCTCAACCTGGTCCGCAAGACGCGCTAGTACACTGCCCTATTACCCTTATAGGCTACGGAGGTGCCCGTGGTGGCGGTAAGACTGATGGGGTGCTGGGTAAGTTTGCTATAGTGCAAGAACAGTTTGGCGTTGATTTTAACGCTATATTCTTCCGCAAAGAATTACCCCAGGCGGATGACTTAATCGAGCGAGCAAAGCAGATATACTTACCGCTCAAAGCTCACTGGCAGGACCAAAAAAAGCAGTTTACGTTTCTTAATGGTGGAAGATTACGGTTTAGGCCATTGTCCGATGATTCTGATGCTGAAAAGTATCAAGGGCAGAATCTTAGTCATTGTGCGGTAGAGGAGGCGGGTAACTACGCTGACCCTGCACCTATTTGGAAGCTATTCGGAGCGTTACGAGGTAAGGGTGGTGGGCAAGTTATTCTTACCTTTAACCCAGGCGGTATAGGTCACGGATGGCTCAAAGAGCTGTTTATAAGACCATCACCAAAAGGCATGAAGCTCTTGCGCAAAGACCTGCCTAACGGTGCTGGCTTTGATTACATTTATATCCCGTCCCGAGTACACGATAATCAAATACTGTTAGCTAAAGACCCGGAGTACATTAACCGATTGCATATGGTTGGCTCGCCAGAGCTAGTCAGAGCATGGCTAGAAGGAGACTTTGAGATTCATGAAGGTAGTTACTTTCCTGAGTTCAGTAGCAAGCATATCGTTAGTCCTTTTAACGTGCCTAAACATTGGCCTCGCTATCTTGGTTATGACTGGGGTTTTCGTAGTCCTTTTGCCGCTGTATGGGGTGCTGTTAGTTCTGGCAGGGATGACTCCGGTAACGAAGTCCCATACCCCAAAGGAAGCATCGTTATTTATCGAGAATTGTGGGGCAAAGGAGTCGATAACGTTGAGCAGGCAAATCGAATTGCTTCTCTCTCCGTCGGAGAAAATCCACTAGGCTACGCTGACCCGTCTATTTTCAAACATGATGGTGGACCAAGCATTAACGACCAACTTACCCAAGTTTTTGGAAAGTATAAGCACCCACCGTTTAGAGCAGCTGACAATGATAGGTTGTCGGGTTGGTCACAGATCAGACAAAGGTTGGTTAATAAGCCACCGTTGCTGTATATTTTTGCTACATGTCCGTATCTCATCCAGACCCTTCCCGCTTTGGCAATCGACAAACGGAAGCCAGAGGATGCCGACAGTGCAGGCGATGACCATTGCATGGATGCTTTGCGCTATATGTGTAAGGCAAGATTAGTTGACAGCAAATGGGAACAACCTGCGGAAGTCTTCAACAAAGGTGTTATTAAGTTACAAGCGTATATTGCGCAAATGCGGCAGCAAGCTAGTAGGCCAAAAATATGAGTGATGAATCAGTTATCAAGCGTTTCTCCGGTGCCTATTGGAAGAGTCAGATTAACCTCGCCTTAGAGCGCCGAAAAACCTTTATTACTGCGGCTGAAGAGTCTATCCGTGTTTATAACGCTCAAAAAGATGTTGGTATCATGCGTGATACTGAGCGCCGTTTGAACGTGTGGTGGTACTGCGTCAACACTCTTTTACCAGCTTATTACTCCTCCACACCCAAAGCTGAAGTAACACTACGCAAACGCTCAGGCGGTACCTTGCATGAGGCTTCCGCTGTTATCTTAGAGCGAAACATCCAGTACCAGATGGATATGGAGTTTAACTTTGATCAGGTTGGCTACACGGCAGCTCTGCAATTCCTTCTTACCGGCCAAGCTGTTTTGTGGGCAAGATATGCTTTTGAGTCAGAAGTGCAAAAGCAAGAGATGGTACTGTTTCAGAACCCAGACGGTACTCTAGTTGATTCTGACAATGAGACCTACGAAGGGCCTACTGATATCCTTACCGCTGGTCCTGGTAATACTTTAATCGTTCCGATGGATGTTGAGGTTAAAGAGGATGAGCGAGCAATCCTAGAAACGGTTCAATACAATGACTACATTTGTTCTGATGCTCGTAACGAGTCAGAAGTAGAATGGCGTGGACGCAGGGCTTACCTAAATCGTGGGCAAGCAGTAGAGCTTTTCGGAGAAGATGTAGGCAACAAGCTAAAGTTTGACAGCTTCCCAGAGGCTATAAAGAAAGACTTTAATCGTGATAGAGAGAAGTACGAGGGTAAGGCAGAGGTTTACGAAATTTGGTGCTACGAGTCAGGGCAAGTTTACTGGATCCAAATGACTGGCGAGAAGTCGCTACTTATGGAGTCAGAGCCACCTATAGAGTTTGAGAAGTTCTATCCTTGTGTTGTTATCGCTCAAAGCCAAGACCCAGATTCGGTTATTCCAGTATCAGACTACTCTCACGTTAAAGACCAGATTCTTGAAATTGAGAGAATGACTACCCGTATTCATGCGGTTACTCAGGCTATCAGAACAAACGCAACTTACGATTCCGCTATCGGTAGCCAGATCGAACAGTTAATGATTGGCGACTTAAAAATGGTTCCAACGATTAACTGGCCGTCTTATAAGGCTCGTGGTGGATTGCAAAACAGCATTGAGTTCATGCCTATTGCACCGTTTGTAGAGGCGCTTGGAACATTACAGGCCGCTCGTCAAACAGCTTTGTCACAGCTTTATGAAACACTTAAAGTATCCGATTTACTACGTGGCACCAGTGCCGAGTACAAAACTGCAACTGCAAACAGACTCGAAAACGCTTGGTCCTCGCTCGGTCTTATCGTTCGTCAGAACATGTTTACTAAGTTCATTTCTGACGGTATCGGAAATCTTGGTGTCATCGTTACTACGATGTTTGAAAAGAACAAGATAATGAATGTAGCTGATGCGCCACAGGTATTACTACCGTTGGTACCAGCAACACCGCCACCGCCTCCGCTAGACCCAAATCTTCCGCCAGAGATGCAGCCTTTGCCACCACCACCAATCGATCCAAACATGATGGTAATGGCGATGGAAGAACAGATCATGGCACTGTATCGTGATGACGATCAGTTTAACTACCGCATCCAGATTGCGTCTGACAGCATGGTAGCTATTGACCAAGCTCAAGACCAGGCAGAAGGCGCACAGCTTATGTCTACGTGCGGCGAGTTTTTTAATCAGATGAAAGCTCTAATTGAGCAGTACCCACCTTTGCTAGAGTTTTCTATTCAGTTGTTCCAGAACGTTATTAAACGATTCAAGGGAGGCAAAGAGCTTGATGGCATCTTTACGAAAGCTCTTAAACAAGTTGGTGAAATCTCTGCGGCTAGAGAGGAGGCAGCTAAGCAACCGCCTCCACCGGACCCTAAAACGATTGAGATACAAGGCAGAATGCAAATTGCGCAAATTGAAGCACAAGCTAGGCTGCAAGCTGCGCAAATGGAAATGACTGATGCCCATGACAAAAACATGATCAGTTATCAAGAATCTCAGTTAAAGATGCAACGTGATCAAGTTGAGTCTCAATTGAAGATTCAAGCGCAGCAATTCAATGAGTATGTGAAGCAGCAAGAACTTGGGTTAGGTCAACAGGAATTGCAAATCAAGTCGAATGCAGTCCAAGTTGACATGCTTAAAGTACAAGCTATGTCGCAATCGGATGCAAATAAGCAAGCAATTCAGCAAGAGACTAATCGCATGTCTCAGATACTTGAGATTCAAAAACTCGAGTTAGAGAATATGCGAGTGCGTTTAGCTGAATCTGAGAAGTTGATGGAAGAGCGCAGACTTCAAAACGAGCAGCAGCTTGAGCGAGTCCGAATGACAATGCAGACGTTTCAGACGCCAATGAAAACGGAATCACAACCAGTTGTTATCAACAACATCATTCCAAAGCCAAGTAAGCGAGTTGGTAAAGTGACTATGGATGAGTTAGGTAACCCATCCATTGAACTTAATAACATTGATGATGAGGCATAGTTGTGGCTGACAATGTTGATGTATCCAACAGTCC